GTGACGAAGTTAGCCGGTACGGTGATGACTTCGGCGTCGGCCTCGTCGTTGCGCCACACCTTCACCGACCACGGCGCATCGAGAACCCATTGCTGGTCTATGCCAGTGGGACGAAGGTGCGGCTCGCCGTCGAATTGAACTCTCATGGCATTGGTCTCCCGTTATGGTCAACGCGTGTGCGCAAGCGCCCGTGTTTGTTCACCTCAAAGCGCGGATCGGCGCATGGGTGCCAGCCTTCGTCATCGTCGGCGCGCTCGATCGGCTTGGCTGGGCCAAGCGGCTTCGAACTCGGCGAGCCTGTCCCGTACACCCTGTCAAAGCCGTCGCCCTGCGTCACGCCAGCGCCTCTTTCGCCTTGCCGGTCAAATCGCGGCGGTCTTTCAGGCCGAGCTGTGCGCCCTGAACAGCGCGCGTCACGCGCTCAAGGCTGTCGATCGCGCTGTCTGGCACCTTCTTCTCCCACCAAGCGACGCCGCAGCGCAGCGCCGTGTCCGGATCGCACAGAAGATCCGGGTACGCCACCAGCGGCAAGCCGAGCAACTGCTCGAGCAGCGTGTAGTTGTCTTTGCCGGTCACCATGGGAACACCACGCCCGCGGTAGTCGTACCCGTCCCCAGGATCGTTGTTGCCCATGCGCCCGCCGTAGCACTTCTCGGCAAGCGCTTCCGGGTTGTTCGCGTAGGGCTCGGCATCCTCGATCGTTGGGAACCTGCCCGGCCACACCTCGGTCAGCCGCTTGGCGCTGTAGTTCAGGTTCTCTTCGAGGTGCTCGAGCCGTAGCGTCTCGTGCAGCATCTGGCCCACGAAGTCATCGATCTCGCGCGTGCCCTGCGAAAAATGCTCCGGCTGGACGTGGCGCTCGAAGATGGGCGCCCACTCAAGCGCGGTGCGCGCGGCAACTCCGCAGAACGTCAGAACCTCGAGCCACCGCACTTCGGTGATGCGGTTCATGGCGCGTCGTTTTGCTGCTTGATCTTGTCGCGCCACAGCACGTACATCTGCAGCAGCGCGTACAGGCCCGCCAACGCGCCGGAGATGATCGCCACGAGAGCGGCGAAGTCGCTCAGGGTCCAAGAAGCGCCAGCGCCTGCCACGGCGGCGCCTACCTTGAGCGCGGCGGTCCTGGTTTCTTCGTTCATCGCTCCCTCGCGCAGACGCCCGTCGTCGCCGCAGCGCCGGTGGGCAGTTGGTTGTTGCTGGTGCTCATTGGTTGGTCCTTCTTGTTTTGCTGGCGAATGGAACGGGCGATCAGGTCAAGCACGGCCTCGATCGCCACGGCTTCGAGTTGGAAAGGAGTCAGCCCCTTGTCGCGGCACTTCTTGACCGCAATGCGGGCCTCACAGCGCACGAGGGTCGCGGCTGCCTCCTTGGGTGATGCCGTTTGACTCACGAAGCCATGGCCCGCAGCGACCTGGTAGGCGGTAGTGACGGCGTGCAGCTCATCGCACGTACAGCCATCCGTGAGCGCGGTCCACGCTGCTGGTTCCATCACCGCACCCACTGCGGCGAGCGCGTCGTTGTCGTGCACGGTGTGCCACCGCGCTCAAACGCGCCGATCGATGGCGTCGAGTCACGAAGGCAGCCCAACTTGTCAAAGCGGGCCTTGTAGGTGTTGCTGCCGTTGTTGTGCGCTGGGCTCGAATCGCTGGAAATGCTTGCGTCCCAACTGTTGCCGCTCGTCGGCGTGGTCAGCAGAGGATCGTTGTCAGCGAGGCCACCAGCTGCGCTCCATGTATCAAAGCCGGCGGCGTGCGCGGCAGCATGGTCGGCATACCCGCCACCGCTGGATGCGGTACTGCTCCAGCGGTCCATGCCGTAGCAGGTGTTGTTGTTCCAGGCCGTGTAGCTGCTCAGAGCGCCATGCCGGAAGCAGCTTTGCGTGCCGGTGAACGGGCCGCTCGCGTAGGCCACGTTGTTAGCGACCGTCACCCCGGTTCCGTGCCCGGCCGCGCCGTCGAAGTTGAAGCAGGTAGCGCCATCACCGGCCGCGGCCATGAAACAGGTGTTGTTCCTGAACGTGCCGCCAATGTCGGTCTCGTCAGCGTAGGTGCGCGGCGGATTCGTCTGCACCGCCGCACTCGGGTACTCGAATGACGGATTCGAGTGCGCGCGCGTGCGCACGACGACATTGTTCTCGACGACGACGTACCGCGCCGCGCCAACCTCAATCGGCGTGATGTACGTGTCTATGACTGTATTGCCGCGCACGATCGTGCGCCGCAGATATTCGATGTCCCAAATCGCGGCGTTGGTCGTGTCGCCGGAGCACTCGAAGCAATAGGCGGGCTTGATCTGGATGCCGCCACAGGTGGATGTCGGCTCGGCTGCAGAATTGTCGATCGTGTTGTTCTCAACGCGGATTTGATCGTGCTTGCCGCGAATCGAGATGTTGCCGGACCTGCACACTTGATTGCCAGTGCCATAGCCGCCAGCCGCCGACATCGTGTTGCCCACCAACACCATCCGCTTACCCTCGCCGCCGAGGTACAGGGTATGGCATGTGCCAGGGCAGCCGCCACAGCGGTAAAACGTGTTGCCAGAGACTAGAAGGTCTTCGGCGCTGCCGCCGATACAGGCCAAGCCACCGCTGTCAGTGAATGTGCTGTCGAGAACCTCGATGAAGTAGATGCGCTTTGATGTGTCGGCGGGCGGCGACTCCTGCAAATCGACGGCAACCTCTGCGAACTTGGAGAAGTCGACGCGCTGGACCGTGATGTATTGGATGTTGCCGTCGATGAATACGCCACTGCCGCCGGTATCGTTGCCACCAAGGTCTAGGTCTTGGACCGTGTAGCCACCGTCGAGGGTGGTCTCGGCGAAACTCCCGAAGCGGAAGACGAAGCAGGACGCGCCCGTGCAACGGAACTTCGGCTTCACGCCACCGCCACCCCAGCCCGCCGTGTACTTGCCGAACACAATGCGGGACGTACATAACGGCCGGCAGGCCGTGACACTGATGAGCCCGCTGAACGAGCCCGCTTGTTGCCAGAACCCGCCTTCGCAAAACAGGAATTGGTCGCCTGCCACTGCGTTTTCGACCGTTGCTTCGGCTGGAAACGTCGGTGACGTGGCAACACAGCCGCCCTGCGCGCCGGTGTCGCACTTGCAGTAGTTGCGCGTGGTCTGCGCGCTCGCGTCAGACGCGAAGCCCAGAAGTGCAAGGAGCAGCGGAATGAGCGCGAGCAGTTTCTTCATGACGATACCTTCACGATTTCGTGCGACAACTCGCGCACGGTCGTTCCGATGTAGGCAGCTACCCGCACGTAGTACGTGTTCGACGCGATGCTGCTCACGGTCTTGGTGACGGTGGCGCCGCCGGTCACCTTGTAGCGATAGGTGTACAGGCTGAAGTCAGGGAACGTCTGGGTCGCGGTCGCGAAATAGACCAAGTACCCGTCAGCGCCGGGTTCCGCGTTCCAAGTGACGGCGAACGAGGTTGCGCCACCGGGCGCCGTGATGTCCGGGAACGACTCGCCGCCAGATGATCCACGGCTGACGAGCCTGCCAGCGCTCGCGTCAGGTGCGAACCCGCTGAACGCGAGCGCCAGCGCCAGCAGGAACAGGCGCAGGCGCTGCGTCATGTCGAGTCCCGCATACGCACGAACATCGTCACGCCGGTCGGCGTCGCGCCCGTGAAGGTGAATGCGAACGTCGGCGCAGAGGTCGCGCCCGTGGTCACTGGCCGCGAATAGAGATTGAAGCCGCCCTGGTTGCCCGTGAATCCAGATGCTTGGGCGCGCTGAGTCAGCGTCCCATATGTCACGCCAGACGATGTGAGGGTCTCTGTGTCCGGGCTCGCAATTTCATCGATGTTCCAGCCGGTCACCGTCCAAACCAAGTCGTTCTGCAGTTGCTCAAGTGAGCCGCCTGCTGCGCTATACGCGGTGCCACCGGTTGTGTCCTCGCCGTTGACTTGCGCCTCGGCAACCCAGTTCGAATTGGTCTTACTGACGCGGACAATGACAGCCCAAGTCTTTGCATTGCTGTCGGTGCCGCGGTCGTTGGTGAGATCGACGCTGCTTCCGCCTTCGGTGCCGTCTGATGTCTTGCTGAAGGCGAATACCCGCGACGGTCCGGTCCCGTTGCCCCAGGAACCGCCACCGCCCGACACGCTGCCGATCAGGGTCCAGCCACCCGGCATCGTCGGCGCCGTGTCAACCGACGACCTGATTGCGCCGAAACAGACGAGGCGCTCACCGGATGCCGCGCTCGCTGGTACGGTGACCGCGAGTGCCGTCGAGCCGCTGCCGCCTGTGGCACTCGCAACGGTGCCGACAGCCTGCACCGTAAGCGCACCGCCAGCGCCGCCGGCAGCGGCTGCCGCCCTGCCGGCGCCAATGAGCGTCAGCGAGCCGCTGTGCGTGACGCTGCTGCTGAACGCCAGCAGCAGCGCGAGCAGGTATGCAGTGATGCGGCGCATGGCGTCAGAACTTCGTGTAGGTCACATGGCCGCTCATCTGCACGGCCGCACTCGTGGTCACGCACAAAGCATTGCCGGATGGCACCACCAGTACGGCGCCCAGGCCGCTGCCTTGGGCCACGCCGTTCTGCGCCGTCAGGTTGTAGTTGCCAGTCAAGTCTGTGATGCCGGTGGCGCAGTTCGTGCCTGTGCCGTAGACGAACTTGATGTTGCCGGTGCCGCCAGCAAGGAGCGAGAACGCGCCGACCCAGATCTTCTGGCTCGCGCTCAGCGCCACGATCTCGACAGTGGTCGCCGTCGAAACATCGATCTTCGCCGTGGTGTCTGGCACCGGGACCGGGTGCGTGTTCGCGCCGGTGCGCCCGCCCATGAACGTGGCGTTGCTCGGGACGGCTGAACCCACGGCGCCGTGACCCCAGTTGGCAATGGCGCTGTTGTCGCTCGCGAGCGCGCCGCGCGGCGTGCCGGTGCCGGCCGTGCCGTTGCCGGTGGACGGCAGCACACCGGCATAGGTGGGCGTGACCGCGCGCGAGCCATTGCGCAGGCACCAGGCCCGCGTAGCATCCGTATCGGCGCTCACGTCGGTCGGTGCCGCAGCGCTCGCGTAGCAACCTACCAGCGCCGGGTTGACGGTTCCGCCGGCCGCGTCGTGCGCCACGCCGACGATCGCCGTGCTCATGGCGTCGTCCGTGGCGATGGTGACGCGCTGCACACCGGTGCCGTTGACGCCGGCGCCCATGGACGTGGCGACGCCGTTCATCTGCGCGACGTTGACCGCGCTGTTGGCCGTGATGCTCACCGTGCCGCTCACCGGCTGCGTCGTGGTGCCAGTCGGGTCGGTGCGCAGCGGGTCGGTCGATGTGCCGGCTTCCACGCTGCCGCCGCTGGCGGCCTTGCGCAAGCTGATGCCGAGCACATTTTGCGTGCCAGCGCCGCTGTCGGCATCGAACGATCGCGGGGCAACCATGTTGGTGCCATCACTCACGCCGGCCGCGGTTCCTGTGGCTGGCACCGCGCTGCCAAAGTTCGAGGCGGTGCCGCCGCTGCCGCCGAATGATGTGACCTGCGCGCCGCTGCCGTCGACGATCTGCACCGACACGGCCCGCTCGGCTCCGCGTGCAGCGCTCGTGATCGCGTTGCCGGAGCCGTCCTGCACACGGGCTGTCCAGACGCCGGACTGGGTCGCCGGCTGCGCGGTCGTGCCAGTGGGATCGGTGCGCAGCGGATCGCTCGAGGTGCCAGCCTCGACGGAACCGCCGGAAGCAGCCTTGCGCAGGCTGACGCCAGCGACAGTTTGCGTGCCAGCGCCTGAGTCGGCGTCAAATGCCCGCGGCAACACCATGTTGGTGCCGTCGCTCAGACCAGCAGCCGTGCCAGCGCTCGGAACAGCAGCGCCGAACGTCGAAGAGGTGCCACCACCGCCGGCACCCGTGATCCGCACATTGCCGCTCGTGTCGCAACTGACGGGGCTGGTCTGACCGGTGGTGTAGGTCGGGGCGGCCGTCGTCACCGCGCACTGCGTCAATCCCCCAGTCTGGCCGGAGGTGGTTGAACCTTGTGCCACACCGGCAGCCGTCACCGTGCCACTCACGGGGACAGGAGTCGCGCGGAGCTCTGCATCGGTCAGGCCGGCCGCAGCGCCACTCCCGCCGCCGATCGATGCAATCGACGTAACCGGCGTGATCGTGGCCGTTCCTGTGACCGCGCCTAGTGCCGTGATCCGGCAGGCAAAGGCGCCCGTGCAGTCCGATGACAGTTGGTACACGTCCTGCTGGCCTGACGTGATGGTCGCCGTGGTCACGCCTGTGGATAGACGCTTGAATGTCGTGGTCGCGCCGAGCGTGACCCACGTTGTCCCGTCCGCCGTTACCTGTGCAGACAGGCCACCCGATGCCGTGTAGGTGCCGGTCACTTGGACCGCTGCGGCGCCCTTGCCAAGCATGTCGAAGACAACGCAAGAGTTCGCCGAACACGTCGCAGTCGGCGTCGAGTTGATCGCCGTGATGTTCTTCGATGTGGTCTGCGCTGACGCAAGCGAGCACGCGAACGCCAAGGCGACCCAAACGCCGACTGCTTGGAGGAACTTCTTCATTTGGATCACCTTTTGGCCTTGCTTTAGCCGATGCGGAACAGCACCGCAGCCGTCGCGCTGAAGAAGACGATGCGGAAGAGGCCAATGCCTTGGGTCGCGCTGTTGGCCACGGTCAGGGTTGCGCCGCCCGTGATGACGGCCGGGCCGGCGACGATGTTCGTGCTCGCGACAATCGTGCAAATGCCGCTGCCGGCCACGTTGGTGACGGTGAAGTCGAAGACGGTGCCGGCCGCCGCGCCGAGAGCAGCGCCGAGTAGCGTTCCGGTCGGCAGGGTCAGCGAGCCGGCGCCGCCGCTGAACACGAGCGCGCCGGTGACGAGTTGCGCTGCAGTGATGGTGCCGGTGCCGGAAACGGCGGCACCCGTGCGGTGTTTCGCCCGATCGTTCAGCGGCTGAAACTTGCTGTTCGTGCCGTCCCACACGTAGGCCATGCCGGTTGCGTCATCGACATAGACGACGCCTTGACGGCCGGTGCGGGTGGCGAGCTCGCCAGCGGCGATGGGTTCTCTGGTGATCATGGGAGTTCTCCGGTCTCTAGTGGTTCGAGGGTTTGGGTTGGCTGCGCGAATTCGCCCGCGTCCATGGCGGGACCGGATTGGTCCATGGGAACTTGTGGCGGCTCAATGCCTGTGATGGGCGGCTCATCGCTGACAGGCGGAACCGCCATGCCTTGCCCGAACGTCATCTGAGCGAGCGCGAAAATCTGCTCCGGTGCAAGGCCAGGAGCGAGCACCTTGATGCGCTCCGTCACAGCCTCGTAGCCGCGTGTGAGCATCTCGGCCTCGGCCTTGTCGCTCTCGGTCTTCGCCTTGCTTGCCTCGATGCCGGTCTTCTCGGCTTCTGCCGCGGCAGCTTCGAGCGCCTGCGCGAGTTCCTGCACTTGCGTTTCCAGCTGCTCGATGGCGGCCTTTGCCTGCGGCGGGATCGGCGTCTCTTCGTCACCTTCCGCTTCGATCTTCTGCACCTCGGGGGGCGCCATCGAGACCAGCAACTTGGCGATCTTCTCGGCACCAGGGATGCCCTTCAGGCGCACCCAGGTCGGGCCGAGAACCGGCAGCAACTGCGGAGCGCCCTGGAACATCTCGCCGAGCTCGGTGGCCGTCTCTTCGTTCTGTGTGAGGAAAGACGGCCCGACCTTCACGCGTAGGTCGTATGTGCCGATGCGCGGATTGATCGCCTGCACTTCCTGCGTGCGGCCCTTCATCTGCACGGCACCTGCCATCTGCGGGTCATAGCGCACCATGCCGGCGGTGCCGTCTTCGCTCATCGTGCGCACGCTGCGCGCGGTGTCCGTGAGCCGCCGGTCCATGTCCACCACGATGCGGCCCATCTGCTCGACCGCTCGAGCGAGGTTGTCGTGATAGTGAAAGGTTCCGGTGTCGCTCTCTCGGCGGTCGGCCTGCTTGGCTCTGCCGCTGACGGCGTTGGACTGCTGGCCGAAGCTGGCCTTGTACATGCCAACCGAGCCTTCCATTTCGCCGATCGCCATCATGGCGCCATTTGCAAAGGCAGATGGAATCTGCGGCGGGCTCAGGCGAGTCGGCGCCGCAACGGGACCATCTTCGTCCGTGTCGTTGTACGGCAAAAAGGCCGGGTTGCCGGTGTTGAGCTTCTTCCACGCCGCTTCATGGCCTTCAATGGCGCGCATCGGCACGGCAAACGGCGCTTTCGGCTGCGCGAGGATGCTCTCGGTGTACGACGACATCTCGGCGTTGTGCATGCGCTGACCGTCCATTAGTTGACGGGTCAGGCCGCACAGATAGCGCTTGCCATCCACCCACGTTTCATCGCCGATCACAGGCACCAGCGGGATATAGGACGATGGGAATTCGGTTTCCTCGAGTTCCTCAGCGCCTGTCATCTTCGAGCCGATGACGGTCTTATCTTCCATCGTGAATTGGCTGACGACTTCGGGATTGATGCCGATGGCCTTCGCGACTTCCCAATACTCGTCTTCGGTCAGCGAAACCGTCTCACCATCCGGCGTTCGGATCAGAATCTTGTTCGTCTTCTTGCGGACGATCTCGTAGTAGTCGGCCACGAGCACCGTATCGCCGTAGGTCCACAGGCGAAATTCGTCCGTCCAACCCTGCGACGGCATCGCCTTCGGCCATTGGCGCTTGAACTTCGCGCGGCTCATCGGCGACAGCACGAACCCCCACTCGGCATCGCACCCATCCGGCTCTGTCGAATCCACGTCGAGCACACACGAGAGCGGGTCATGCACCCGCATGATTCGAGGCTCTTGCTGGTTCGTTTCCGGGTTCAGGATTTGCGGCTCGACACGAATCCAGCCCAGGCCGCAGTCAGCGGCATGTCCTAGAGCCGTCGTGTAGGCCACGCGCGCCTTGCTCACGTACTCGATGTGTCGAATGCGACCGTTGATGATCTCTGCGGCCTTGGCGTGAGCGAACGAATCTGCCGGCGTGACCTGGAACGAAGGAACAGAAGCCCGACCGTCGTTCACCACCTGGCGGATGAACTTCGGGCAATGATTGAACGTCATCATCGGCCGCGTGTTGCCGCGCAACTCTCTTGCCTGATCTGTCCACTGCTCCGGCTTGGCCGGGTTCGAGAAGCGCAAGTCCTCGCGGATGCGCGCGTGCTGCTCGTGCATCGCCTCGCACGCGTCGGCGTATCGTTCCTTGGCGCGCTGGAGGCGGTCTTGCTTCATCTCAGTCCAGCACGTAGGTGATCTGCTGGGCTCGAACGCCCTTCGTGCCGGAGCCCGTGAACGCGCCACCACCAATGCCGTTCTGGAGGGTGATGGTCCCGGTGCTGTCGATCTGCGCGAGGCCGTGCACAACGGTTCCGTTATCCTTGACCAGGCATTGCAATGTCTTCGTAGCTGTCGGACGGATTGCCGCCGGCATACCGGTAATCGTGGCTGCAGTGGTATTGCTTGTCGCCTCGATGATTGGGATATCGAGCGTCACTTGATGCAGTTGAGCCACGTACTGGATGGTTCCTGTCGGACTCGTCGTGCAGCCAGTCAGTGTCCCGGTGAAGCTGGTGAACGACTCTCGGCCCAAGGTGTACGCCCCCGCACCGCTGAGCGTCGTTGTGCCGCCCTCCTGTGGAGCAACGACTACAACGCCGCTGGTGTTGCTGACGAAGCCGAGCGTGAAGGTTCCTGGGCGGCACGGGCCGATGTAGCCGCTGCAAGTCGTGGACGAGATATACACGCCCCAGTCAAGCGCTGTCGCGAGCGGCGTTCCAAGCAGTGGGACGCCAATGATGTTCAGCCCGATGCACTGCGCAGCGTCGATGAAGATGTTCGCCTTGCGCGGGGCCGTCGCGCCGGCCGCTACCGTCGTCGTGTTCTCTTCGTAGTGCCCGCCGATGATCGTGAAGCCTGCGATGCCGGATGCCGCACCCGAGACGCGCAGGCCGTTCAACGCGTTCTTCTCGTTGGTGACGTTGTCCAGCGTCCAGCCGAAGAACGGATCGCCTGAAGCCTTGTTCAGGTACATCCCGTAGCCGGTGTTTGCCCCGAACCGGCATTGGCGGAGCGACAACACAGACACGTTCTGCGTGGTGTCGCAGTGGAAACCGTCCACGCACGACATCGCATGACAGTCTTCCCAACTGCTCCAGATCATCCGGCTGGAGATATTCCAGCCGTATCGCATGTCGACAACATCGACTTCCTTGAAGGTGTGGAAGTCGTTCTCGTTCGTCGCGTTGCCGCTGATCAGGAAGGCATCGCAAGTCGGGTACGTCGCCTCGTCGCGGTTCTGGACCTTGAAGCCTTCGAAGTGGTGCGACTTGCAATCGCTCGCCGTGTTGTTCAGCGTGAAGACTGGGGTGGCATCGACGTTCTTCAGGATCGTGACATCGCGACCCGCACATCTGATCGTCTTGCCACGCTTGCCGCTCAAGTCCCATTCGCCGATGAACGTGCCGCTCGGAACGTAGATGTCGTTCTTCGCCGTCAGCGCCGACGCGATGTAGCTCGTCAGGTCCGTGGTCGTGGTTCCTGCGGCGATTGCAGGCCACTCGGCGATCGGGATGTAGCGCAGGATGGAGTTGCCGCCAGCAAGGCTCCTGAGTGCCCAGCCCACGGTATTCGCGGCGTAGGCCAGCGTATCGAGCCATCCCACCAGAGCCGCACCGACTGCCGCGGTTGCCGTGCTGGCAAGGCTCGCCAGCGTGGTGGTTCCCGCCGCACTCGCCACGCGCGCCATGCTCTGCACCGCGAGCCCGGGCACGGGCTGGACGACGAGCGCCGAGTTGCGCAGCCGGAAGTCGTAGGCGCCCGAGTCGCCGAGCCAGATCACCGCCTCGCCGTTGGCGTCGAGCTGGATCGGGTTCGCGTTGGGCGTCGTGCCGGTTGACTCGCTGTAGGTCGCCAGCGGCGTGGTGCCGCCCGCTGCGTAGGTGTCAAGCCAGCCGAGCGCCAGCGGCGCACCCGCGGCGTCGTTGAACCGAATGCGGGGTATTGCGACCGGTGACGGCATGCCGCAGTGTAGCCGCAGCGATTAATATTTTCAATTGGACAACAGCAAGTTCTGTGCTAGCGGTACGATCCGACCAAGGCATGCGGCCATGACAAGGCCCTAGTCCGCCCATTTCGGGGGTGCGTGGGCCAGCGGCCGAAATAGAATCGGCCTATGAACAGCGAAGAACTCGTCCGGCTGGTCCTGATCGCCGCCGGATCTGGTGCCTGGATGGTCCTAACGGAGGGACGCAGACGACGCCGAGCCGCTCGCGCCGCCCACGAGCGGCATGAATCGGCGCAGCGCTGCTATCTCTTCTTCCGTAAGTTGGGCCGTGCTTGGGCGAACATTCGCGCGCAACGCGCTCGTCGCCGCCGACTCGTCCAGCGTCTTCGCTAGGCTGTCGCGCACGATGTTCACGCCCGGCAGACCGCTCAGGCGGTTCAGCAGCGTGTTCTCGGACTTGCCGGCCAGCCCCTGAAGCAGGTTCATCACCGCGGCGCCTGAGTTGCTGTTGTTCACCGCCGAACCCTTGGGCTGCTTCTGCACCCACTCGGCAACCTGGCCGATCTGGCGCAGTTTGGACACACCCTCTTCGCCGAACAGCGCCAGCAGCTTGCGGTCCCCGATGGCGTCCAGCGCGCGGTTGTAGCCGGCCTGGGAGAAGACTGCCGCGTCACTGCCGCGCCCTGCGCCCGGAGCCGCACGCTCAAGGATGTCGGCAAGCACGTTGCGCCGAACCCCATCCAGCGCCTTCGGCTCGAGGATGCTGACCAGCCGCTCCACCGTGTCAATCGATGCCGTCTTGCTGGTGACGTAGTTGCGCACGAACGCTTCTTGCGCCTTCGGGTTCTTCACCGCATCGGCCAGGGCCGGCAGTTGTTCGTGCAGCGAGAAGCGCTCGCGCGCCGTCTTCAAGGCCGTCTTGAGTAGGTCAGCGCTCGGCCCGGCCGCCTCGTCGCCGTTCTTCACAGCCAGCTCGATCGCGTCGTTCAGCCCGGAACGGAGCTCGCCGAGCGCGGCCATCTGCGGCCCCTTCATGGGGTCGAAGTTGGCGTTGATGGTCTTGATGAGCTTGTCGGCCTCGAGCAGATCGAACACCTTGGTTTGCTTGGCCCCCCCGAGCCCGTAGGCGTTCAGTTGCGCGCGGACAGCGCTCGGAATGTTGTCGTTGCCGTAGCGCTCCACCACCTCGCCGAGGCGCTGCGCCAGCGGCTGCAGCGGCACGTCGACCGAGGAACCCGTGGCCTTGCGGAACTTGGTGTAGGCGTCGCGCACTGCGGTCGACAGGGCCTCGTCGTGCTTCTGCAAGGCCTCGGTTGCCGTCTTGCCGGCGTCGTAGGCATCCGGCGCACCCTTGGCGCCTTGCTTGCCGAGAATCTCGATCAGGCGCGTGTTTTGCAGGTTCAAGCGGTCGGCGATCGGTTTCCCTGCGCCGGCAATGCCGCGAAGGTCGATGTCACGCGCGAACTCCTGCGGGTCTCGCGTCACTTGCCCGGTGAGCAGGGCTGCATCGTCGCCGAGCACAGCGCGACCAGTGGCCTGACGCAGCAGAGCTGGGCCGTCAAGCGTCTTGCCTTGGGAGATGGCGAGTTGCACCTTGCCGCGCACGTCATCGAGGATCGACTTCGGGATCTGCGCCAGGTCGATGCCCTGCTGCGTGGCAGTCTGGTTGAGCAGAATTTCGGCCTCAGCGGCTGGATTCAGCGCGCCCCTGCTGGCCGTGCCCTGGAGGATGTTCTGCACCATCGGCCGAGCGCGAATCTGCGCCCATAGACTACCGGCACCCTGCACCAGCTTGTCGACGAGCGCTCCGCCGGCCGCGCCGGCCAGCCCGCCGACAGCGGCCTGCGTGCCCTTCTCGCTGGCGAAGTCGTCGGTATTCGTCACCGGCTGCATGACGCCGGAAATCGTGCCTTGAGCACCGGCTCGAGCTGCAACGCTAGCCGTGCTTGCTGCGCCGCCCATCGGAACAACGCGGTTCACTGGGTTGGCGATGTTGCCAGCGACCCGTGCAATATCGATGCCGTCGCGGCCGGCGAGTTTGCGCGAGGCGTCGTACTCGGCATTTGCCGCCTTCACGATCTTGTCGACTTTGGCGACTTCGCTGTCTGGTGCGAGGCCGATGGCGTTTGCGCCGCGGACCAGCAACTGAGCACCTGCGTCGATCGAATCGCGCAAGCCCATGACAACGCCGCCGGCCGAACTGCCCTTGAGTTTGCTCGGCGACGTGCCTTCAGGAACTTCCGGCTGGGCCGCGAACGAGGCCACAGGCGCCCGAAGGTGCTGGATGATCTCGGCGTCTGAATACCCGGCTTTGCGCGCCGCGCCAGCGTCGAACTTGGTCTGCTGCGAGAGGTGGTCGACAATCTCCGCTTCGGAGTAGCCGGCTTTGCGCGCGCCTTCGACATCGAACGCCATCAGTTGCTCCCAAAACTGCCGAGCGGCGGGCGGCCTTCCGCGCCAGGTGGCCCCCATTCGCCTACGGCCCCTCCCGGAGGCTGGGGTGGCGCGCCGGCCGCGGTCATCCGCTTGCGGCCCGCCTGAAGATCGGACTTGATGCGCTTGAGCGAATCGGCAAATGCCTTCTCGCTCATGTTCGGGTTCAGCGCGCCAACTGCTGCGTTGAGCTTCTCGCCCTCGGCGTTCGACAGCGCACCCATGCCCTTCATCTGCGCGATCATCGGCAGGAACGTCTGCGCCTTCAGCGTCTCCAGTTCTGCCGCGAAGTCGGCAGCCGCAGTGCCCGGGATGAACCGCCCGAGGTTGTAAGTCCCGGTCGCGTCCTTTCGGCCCGGGCTTTCGAGCAACCTGTCGATCGTGCCGATGGTGCGGTCTGTCGCGGCTGCGGCATTGTCCCGTCCCATCTGCAGATCGCGCGTTTCTTGCGCCGCCGGACCGCCCGGGATCGGCTCGAGCGAGCCGTCGCCTTTGCGGCGATACCCTGCAGGGATTTTCCCGGCCTCGTTTGCTTCACGCGCTCGCGTATCGGTGAGGTTCTGCCCCCGCGCCGTGAGTCCCTCACTGGCGCGATGCGCGCGCGCCGTCTCGGTCGACGTGACGCCGAACTGGCGCACCGATTCGGCCTGCTTCTCGGCCTCAAACGCCGCCTTGACTTGCTCGGTCGCCGACACGCCGCCCTTGAGTGCGAGGGCCTTCCACTGGGCGAAGGCTTGCGGGCTCTGCGATGCCTGCTGCAAGGCCTGAACACCTCGCGCGTACTGCTCTTCGTTGAAGATGCCGGCGTTCTTCGCCTCTTGAGCCCACGCCAGCGCCTCCTGCGGCGTTGCGACGGTGCCGAGCTTCTGGACGTGGAACTCGTGCGCCTTGATCGATTGCTCGAGCGCCAGGCCTTTCGCTTTGGCATCGGTTTCGGCGATGCCTGACCTGGTTTTCCGCTTGTCGAGCGCGTCCTTTTCCAGCGCATCAGCCTGCGTGTGGAATCCGCTGCCGCGCAACAGCTTCACGCGGTCTTCGTCGGTCGCCGAGGCCGGCGCGGCCTGCAGCAGCGTGCGCAGGCGGTTCTGATCTGCCTCGGCACGCTGCGCATCGCGCACCTGGCGCTGCTGAAGCAGCAACTGCAGCCGGTTCGACTCGCCAGCGAGTTTGCGCGCCTCGGCCTGGTCCGCAATGGCGTCGTACTCGGCAACGCTCTTGGGACGAGCCGTCGAATAGAAGCTGGTGTCAAGTTGCGCCATGGTTCACCTCGTTTCTTGATGCTCGCTCACTCGCCCTCATCGCCGTACCTCCAGTAGTCGCCACGGTCGTCGGCGCGAAGTGACACACCACCGCTTGACTGCGGGCGACGTTGCCAAATTGAAATTCCCTGGTTGATCGCATCGCCGAAAATGTTCCCTTGCGCAACGCGGCTCGCAGCCCCGACGTTGGCCGCGCCGATCAGGTTGCCGCCGGCCGCGTCTGCGAACCGCTCACCAGCTCGCCCGACTTGATCGGTCGCCGTCTGTCCCGTGCCTGAGACGCCCGACAGGCGGTTGAACAGCGTGTTGCCGGTCACTTGGTTGCGGTCGAATGCGCGGTCGTAGCGCGTGCTCGCCAGCCCTTGGCCGTAGCGTTGCAGTGCCATCAGTTGCGCCCCGCTCAGTCGCCGCCCTGCGGCACTTCCGGCGCGCTGGATGGCGCGCTCTCCCTGCTCGCGCTCGAACTGATACCCCGGCTCGCTCTCCAAGTCGGCGCCCGTGAACGGCCGCGTGAGCGAACCGTAGTCCGCTGCGTTCCTGTCGCCGCCCAAGCCAAGCAGCTGCTGCAAGCGGCCGAGCGCACCGTAGCCGGCCTCGCGGTACGGCTGCTGGTCCTCGCGGATCTGATTGAACTGCTGCTGGCGAAGCGCAGTGTCGTTCGCCGCCGCAGCCGACTGTTGATCTGCGGCGTCACCCGCCGCATCGGCTGAAATGGCCGAGCTGACGACAGCCCCGCCGATCGTTGCGACTGCTATCCATGACATGGCAACACCTCGTCTTTCTTCGGAGCCTCAAGCGATTCCGCCTCGATCAACTCGGCTTCGAGCCGCGCAAGGTCGGTTTCTTCGGTGATGTGAATGTTCGTGCACACCACGTCGGTCAGCGCGTAGCCGGCGCGCTTCAGCCCAGGTCGGCAGACCATCTGAACCGGTGCGCGCAAGGTTCTTGTGCCGTCTTCCGTCGCCACCGCGAGCTCGCCTTTGCTGACGATGAAGATGTGTTCGGTCGCGTGCACCTTCCCGGTCAAGGTCGCCCCCGCTGGAATTTCGATCGTGCGCGCGTAGAAGCCTGGGCCGAAGGTGTGATGCGTCGGGATATCGACTTGCGGCATCTCGCGGATCACCCGCTCCAGGCGCTGGATGTCCTCGCGTGTCGGCGCCTCGCGGTAGATCGCGGCCCCACCTTCTGGAAGCGGAATGATGCTCACTAGGTAATCTCTCTGCCACTCGCGCGAATCACGACCGCGCTGGCCGTCGCCGCGATCACGCTAATGAACCCCTCAGGCTCGAGCGCGTGCCCAACGATCTCCGGGAATGTGTAGGTCTCGCCGGCCTGGATCGCCCTGCTCACGCCGATGTGCGACGCCCCGGCAGCCGCAGCCTTCGGCACGAGTTTCACCGTCACGACAACAGAAGCAGCGCTTCCGTTGTAGCCGGTGAATTTGTCCAGAATGGTCCGCATGCCAGCATCGGCCTCGTACTCCGATGTCTCGGTGATCGAGGCGTACTTGGACGTGATGATTGGCTTTGATGTTACGGTCATTTGTCAGGCTCGCGGGGTTCTGGTCGAGTGTGCTGTCACGGCGAGCGGCTGGCTCAAGCCGCACCAGTTGCAGCGCTCGCCTTTGCCGACTGAGATCCAGCAGCGGTCTTTGTGGCAGTAGTGCTTCCACATCACGAAACAACCGCGTAGTCCTGGACACGGCGCCAATTCGTCCCGTCGCTGAACGCTACGGTCGCGCCGCCCACCTCGTCTGACACATAGATAAGCGCGCGCGCGCTTGCCGATGCCGATGGAAGCGATGCCTTTGCATAACTGCGAAGTCTTGCCGGCAAGTTGCAATCGACGTTCGTTCCATCGATGTCGAGATACGCGGTCGATCCGTCTTGCGAGCGCCATCGATGTCGTGATGCGTCCTGAAAAGCTTGGTTCGCTAACGTCGCGTGGGCGCCTCCGTACAGCGAAACCCCAGCGCCGGCCCCATCGACGTTGCCGCCGACCACCTTCATGTAACCGGTGTTCACCGAGCGGCGAAACGCAAGGTCTTGCGCGATTCGTGTGCCATTGGTGTCGCTCAGAACGATCTGCGCGTAAATCTCAAACGCCCGCGTCGCGCCCTGAAATGTCATCGCACCACGATCCTCGATCGAATAGTCCGAGCAACTGGTCAGTGAGATTCCGACACTGGAAGTTGAGTTGTTCGGATACGCGTCGAAGTTCTTGATGTTCGATGCCCTGACGGTGAACACCATCAGGTTGTCGAACTGGTTTCCGGTGATGACGAAGTTCTGGTTATACGCGCCAGCGGTCGTCGGACCGAGCAGGTCCAGGCCAATCTCTCCGCTCAAGAAGTGGTTGCCAGTGATTACGATGTCGCCGATGCTGTCCAGCGCCTCGCCGGTGCCAAGCCGCATGGCGGCCGCGCTACCGCGAAAGGCGTTGTTGGAAAAGGTGGAGTGCAGACCAAAGGCGCCTTCAGCATGGAATCCGATCTCGACTGGCAGCGTCGGTGTCACAACGTTGTTGATAAAGGTCAGGTAGCCGTGCGACGTGATCGATGCGAAGCCGCCGAACGATGTCTTTCCGGTGTCCTGCATGTGCATGCCGCGGCGCACGCCGGTAAAGCTGCACTTGTTGACCGTCCAGTATTTGAGGCCAGTCGCGCTGGATGAGCTGGCGACGACCTGGATGCCGGCGCTGAGCGTGTCCGCACCGGAGTTGCTACCCTCGAACGACACGCCTTCGATGAAGCCGAAGAACGAATTGAATGCTGAAACGTCGATCTGAATAATCGGCTTGTCAGCAGTGCATTTGAGGGTGGAGACATTGATGCCGTCGCCCAGCACCGCCCAGTTGTCGCCGATCAGAGCCGACAGGGTGTCGTCAAACGTGTACGTGTCGGCCGGAATGCGCACTACTCGTTTCGTCAGCGACGACGCGAATGCAATGGCGGCGTTGGCCCGCGCTCTGGCGGTCGCAGGCGTCGGAGACATGACACCGAACTGGCGAAAGTTCGCCTCGGCGGTGCCGCGCTCCCACCGTCCATTCGCCGGAGCACTGTCCGGCCGGAACACGGTGCCGCCGTTGTCAGCGTTCGTGCTGGTAGGCATCCACACAAGCGCACTGCCACCGCCATCTCCTGCAGCGTAGTAGCCTTCCAGGTACGCGACCATCTTGTGAGTCGGCGTGATCTGGCGCAGTTCGGCAACGCTGCCCACTCGAATGATCTTCTCGACGACTGGCACGGCAGGAGGCATCTGCCCCAACTCGTCGCGCAGCCTGAACACGTCAGCCCGGATCTCTTCGATGCCGGCATCCTCGAACTGCGATGCCGCTAGGTCGTTGTTGCTGGGCGCGAGCGCACCTCCAGTGCGGGACCACAAGTCACGCAGGAAGATCTGCGCCTCGCGCGTCAGTTTGCTGGTGCCTGGAATGGTCCAGTCGCTGCGCCGCGGATCGAACAGGTTCAGTGCGTCACCCATCGCCGCCCCCTACCGGACAACGAGCCCCGATGATCGAGAACGGCGCGGCGCCGCTGAACTGAACGTCCCAAACGCGGTCGTAGGCGCTGCCGTTGCCGATCCAACGCACGCGCTTGGCGTGTTCCCCGATGCGACCCAGTTCGCGCTCGCGCCACACTTTCCACGTCTTGCCACCGTCGTTGCTGTAGCGCATCTGCACCACAGGAACCTCGCCGGAAGGCGCATCACCCGCGCTCGCGTCGAGCTCGAACGGCCCGAAGAACTGGCGCTCGAGGTTCGGCGCGGCGTTGTGCGGGCTGATCCGGCGCCGCGGCAGCGGGTCGCCGTTGTTGGTGTAGACGCTGCGATTCAGGCGGTAGATGTTGCCGTCCGCGTCGCCGACGAGGTGGTAGCCAAAGGCCACCGTGTGGCACACCGGACGCCACGGCTCGTATCCACCACTAGCCGCCTGCTCTGCCCTCTCATGCCACGAGCGGGTCGAAACGTCAAAGACCCAGGTTGTCGCGAGCCCTGGCGCGTTGAGCACATAGAAAAGGTGCCCCTCGTCCAGGTATACGAATGCACGCGCCAGCGTCAGGTCGGTGGACACTTGCAGAGCCTGCTCGACGGCCGGCGTGCTGATGCGATCGATCGTGTTGCCGGTCGCCATGTAAACCACGCCAACACCCTCTTCGCTCTGGCCGAGGAAGCACACGCTGTTGGAGACGAGCCGAGCGGTATAGGGCGAATTGCAGCCGATCTGCGCGTACGAAGACGGGTCGCGGCTGAACGGAAAGTCCGGGTCTCCGCTGTCGAACCAGCCCTCGGTCGTGTGGGTGCCGAAAACCCGTGCTTGCCGGTGGTCGGCCAAGATAGCCGTGGCGAGGTCTGGCGCGCCCTCGGCAGCGGCGAACGCCAGCGCATCGAGCGCCGTGAAGTCGTCCGGGTCGGAGATGTAGAACTCCTGCGTGTCCGGGCGGATGAAAAGGCCGTAGCCGTCGATCACTGTGATGGTCTTCGAGCCGTAGAAGTTGGCCGAAGTGATGCGCGCGAATGTGTCGGTCGCCAACGTGATGACGTAGCCATAGGATCCATCGACAAACCCGACCTGATCGGAGTTGGCGGCGAACTCCACTGGCCCAGTGCTGGTCAGCAGCGTCCCAAGGTTGGTTGTCGTGGCGTCCGACAGCATGCGATAGACCGCACTCCCGGCCGCCACGTAGCACTTACCGTCCGCGGTCGTGAACATGCCGCGGATCTCGACGCCAATGGCCTTGAACAGCGTCAGGCCGGGCTGGTCCTTCAGGAACCATTCGGCCTTCTGGTTGCCGGGCTCCGCTTTCGACAGGTACAGGCCGATAGCGCGCTGGATGCCGGCTTTGCGGGTGCCGGTATCGAGCTGGTAAGAGGGGCCGACAAACGCCAGCATGCCCGTTCACCCAGCGAGGAATTCGGCGTAACTGCCGACGCGCGCGCCGACCGGCATATCCAACTCAGGAACTTGCGCGTTCGCCGTCTTGACGGCGCGCCGCGCGTTGGCAGCAGCCTGCGCGAGCGTCCCCGGGATCGGCCGGCCGAACGGGCGGCACAGGCGCTCCGACAGGCTCAGCGTAAGCATGTCCTCGATGCCGGGCGGCAGCGTGTAGTCGGTCGACAGGTCGGCAAACGCCGTCAGCCGCTGCTGAATGGCGAGATGCACGTCGCACGCCCCTTGCGGCCAGAAGTGCAGCGTGCCGAGCGGCGACGAGGCCTCGTAATACACCCACTCGGGCCATGAACGATCGAGCGTCTTCTGGCTGATCATCGCCCACTGGTCGCGCGTGGCGATCTTCAGTTCGCGATCGATGCTGCTCACGCGCGTGAAACTGCCGGTCTCCAGCCGCACTGGGCGCGTGGTGTTGATGTTGCCGCCTGAGCCGATCGTGCGCGTCTGCGTGGCTGCCGGCAGCGTGTAGACGATCCAGTCGGTGTGATAGGCGTAGACACCCCTCACGCCCAAGGCGTCGATCATGCGGTTTAGCAGGCGCAGTGCATGAGCGGAGTCTTCGGGCTCCGGCGTGTCGACCATGCCGATGGCGCCGATCTCGACCATCGCGTCTTTGATGATGGTGAGAGAGGTTGTCATAGCAGCGTGAGGGTGTCGACGCCGTTGCCACAGGAGGCATCGAACTCGCATGCCACTTTGACCGCCTCGCGCGCGCTCTTTCCGAGCATCATCGCGGCCAACGCGAAGTCGCGCCCGCTGCCGATGGCGTAGAACCTGTCCTCGATGCGGTACGGGTGCGGCGTGTCCTCGTACTTCCAGACTTCGCCTGTCGGCCGCACGACAAGCACACCAGCGAACTTCTCCCGGTCGCGTTGCGTCGCCGGGAAGTCGGCTAATTTCTCACCGTCGCGCAGCCATGCGAGCATCTGAGCGCAGTACGCAGTGTCCCCAGTCAGGCCGACGAGCGAACCATCTGACAGGCGGTCGATCTTCCGCACGGTGAAGACAGCACTGCCTCCACTGCAGCGCTTGTCAGCGGCCAGCGTCATGCCATCGAAGGCGATGACCGTCACGCCGCCACCTTCGCCGCCGCGATCATCTCGCGCAGCTTCTTCTCGCCCGCCTTGTGGTGCGGCTTCAGCCCGAGCGCTTCGACTTCAGCACGGAGCGCTTCGATAGGGTCAGCGGAGGCGCCAGCGACAGCGCCTTGGTCCTGCGTGAAAGAATCTGAAACCGCAGGGGCAGAGCTACTGCCATTGCCGCTGATTGACTCGGGTTCGTAGGCCTTGCGGTAGCCGTTGGCTCGAGCAGCGGCCTCGCCGGCCTCATCCTGCACGACAACGGAGTTCGTCGCGTGCAGGTCGCCGTCGATAACCTCGCCGTTGAGGTAGAGCCTGCGCGGGTAAGGGATGTAGGTCATCTGGTCTCGTAGGCTTTTCTCAACGCGACGACATCGAGTTGAGAAAGGCCCCCGCCGAAGCGGGAGCGCGAAGGGTCACTGCAGCACGTTGCAGGCATGCAGGGTTCTGACCCCGGCGATACCGTACAAAACATCCATACGCGTCGATTGCGTGTCGTTGTCGAAGTTGCCACCCGACATCACGCGAACGCTCATGCCGTTCATCATGGCCGTGTAGCCCTCGGTACCCGGCAGGACAGCCAGCGGCGCGAATGCCACCGTGAACGCGTTCTTCTCGAACATGAACGAGCGCACGTAGGTCGTGCTCGCCGCACCAACGAACGTCAGAGCGTCCGTGTCGGTCGGGCTGGCAGACACCGTCTTGTTCGGGAACGACGTGGTGATCGGCGGCGACACCGTGATGGTGGTTGCCGTCGAGCCGGTGACGGTGAACTGCTGCAGGGTCGTGGTCGCAACGCCGGTCAGCGGATGCACGGCGAAGACACCGGGCAGCGTGAACACCATGCCGTTGTTCAGGAACGGCGAGCCCGGAGCGCCCGCAACCGTCAGCGTGGCGCCGGTCTGGGACGCGCCGTTGACCGTCATCACGATGTCGGCCACGTTGCCGTAGGGCTGCAGGTTCGCCGTCTCGAATGTCGCCGCACCCTGGAACATGCCCATCATGTGGCCCTCGCTGTACATCTTTGCGATGGACGGCGCGGGGTTGAAGAGGGCCTTGCTTGCGTCGACCATTTCCAGATTGGCCTCGGTCGAAATCAGCAGCGTCCGATCACCGGGAGGGGCGAGGTACATCTGCAGCTTCTGACGGGCCGCGCCGAAGGTCTTTGCGGTCGTCGGGGTCACGCCTGCGGTGCCGACAGTGTTCGGGGTCAACTTCTGCGCCCGCAGGATCAGATCGGCCTCGACCACCGAAGCGAGAGAGCGCACCTTGGGGAGCAGGACGCGCTCCTTGAAGTCGCCGATTTCGAGAGCGCGCTCCTTGGCGGTGAAGGTCAAACCGGTGTGCTGCTGCGTGTCCAGCGTCAACGACACCGGGGTTTCGGTGTACACGTCGATGGTGCCGCCGGCGGCGAAGATGGCGCTGTTGTAGACAGTGCTGGTGCCGGGCACCTTGATGGAGACGGTGTCGCCTTTCTTGTAGCCGTTGACGGCGTTGACGAATTCCTCTTCGCGACCGCGATTGACGCGGGTGCTGAAGGGCATTTCCTCATCCAGCATCGCCGCGGCTTCGCGGGCGATCATCTGGTGGGTGAGCATGGTGACGGTCATGACGAATCCTCAGGCCGCTTGTTTGGCCTTTTTGCGTAGCGCGTGCCATTGAGCGTCAGTCAGCTTCGTGGGGTCCACCGTGGGCGCCGCCGAGGGCTTGGCCTGACTCAGCGGCTTCGCGGCTGCGCTGGGTTTGGGTTTGGCCGCCGCCGCCAGGTCGCTTTCGATCTGGTTGATGCGTCGGCCGAGTCTTGCGGGTGACAACCCAGCGAGCTCAGCGGCTACCTCGGTGTTCTCACCCAGGTAGTTCAGGACTTCGGCGGCGCGATCGGAGTCGAGCACGGCTTCCATGAGCGGCGTCGGCCGGCCTTTGGGATCGAGTTGCGGCCCGATCTCCTCGACCAACTCCGACACCTTGGCCTCGAAGGTCGCGCCGAACTTGGCCGTCGCCTCCTTCATGACCTTGCTCAGCGTCTTGGCGGTTTCCCGCACCAGCACGATTTCCTCGGCCAGTGCTTTCGGGTCTTCCACCTTCGGCTTGGGCTTGCCGTCTTCCGTCGTCGACTTGGCTTCGGCCAATTCCGCTTCGAGCCGAGCGACGCGCTCTTGCGCTGCCCCCCGGTCGGCGATCAGTCGATCAATGCGCCTGCGGGCTTTCCGCGTCGCCTTGTCGACCTCGGCCTGTACCTTGTCTTCCGCTTCATCCTTGCTGCTGTCTTGCTGCTCAGCACCCTCGCCGGAGTCCGCACCTTCCAGCTCCGCCTCGTCGACGGCTTCACCCGCGGCCAGCTTTTCAGCCTCGGCTGCAGTTGCGGTTGCAGAGGCTTGAGCGGCCTCAGTCGCTTGGATCTCGGTCGTCATGGTTTCCCATCTGCATGCGGATGCGCCGCAAGTCGCTATCGCTGCGAGTGTATCGATAGTTTTTCACTATCGCAAGGACGCAAGAAAAGCCGGCGCGCGGCCGGCTGATCTGTTGGCGCTTGGAGCGGGACTAGCCTTCTTGCAGGACAGAACGGAGAAACCTGAATGTCCGGCGCTCGTCCTCGCGGATCACCTCATAGGCCGCAGACTTCAGCGCGGCTGCCTCTGGGATCTCCGGCCACTCCGTCATGTCGAGATTGCTCTTGGCCTCGTTGCATAGGCTGCGCAGGACTTGAAGGTTATCCAGCGCCAATGCCAATTCTGGGAACTTGCTGCGCGGCCTAATGTGGTCGACGTGCATCGTCACGCCATGTTTCGTGCCTGGTGGGAGCGACGAAGTACTATTGCCATTAGCCATGAAGCGGTCCTTTCGCTGATTGGTCAGAGGCCCGCCAGTGTTGAAGCGCTGCGCGGGCTTCGCTATTTTCGCCTGCACGCGCGTACAGCACAACCGCAGCCGTTGTCCTATGGGCCTACGTCGCCTGCCATGACTTCGGCATCGAGTCGGTCGCGTCGATGGTCTTGCGCTCGCGGGTCTTGCCGGCCCGCCTGGCACCCTCGCAGGCGTAGCGCAGGGCATCGATGACGTGGTTGTCTTTGTCCTCGAACACCGGCAGCACCTTCTGCGTCAGCGGGTCCAGTTTGTAACTGTACAGCGTCAACTCGTCGATAGTGTGAACGCAGCGCGGATGCACAACGATGTCAAAACTCTTGAGGAACTCGACACCCTCTTCCAGGCTTTTGGCACCCTTGACCGCCGGCAGAATGCGCGGGAATCCGTGCCGCTGCATGTAGCTGATCGTCTCGGGCCGCGCAGAGTCTGCCACCATGGGCCAGCGCTCGGCATCAGGGACGGTCATGAACAGGTCCGGCAGTAGATCGATCTCGCATCCGACCCGATACGCCTCATAAGGCACGTAGAGCGTGCGGCCGACGATCGCACACTGAACGAGCACGCTCGGGTCAACCGAGAAGCCCCAGTCCGCGCCCTGGCGAAGAACCCACTCCGGCAACACCTCGAACTCTTCAATGCGCCAGTTCTTGAAGATGCGCGCCTCGCTGTTGCGCAGGTACTCACCAAGCCAGACGTGGGCGAACTTGCCTGGGTCGCGCTTCTGGTCGTACTCCAATTCGGCGCGCAGCACATCCGGCAGGAACGGGTTGTCGCGGTAGTTCGCCTTGACGACAACAGCGTCAGGTGGCGGATGCTCGCCGCGTAGCAGCACGTCGATCGGGTCGGTTTCCAGCCGCGGGTTCCAGCTGAACCACAGCTCAGACCCGTCCTTGCGGATCGTCGGCCGAATCAGGTCCAGGCTGCGCTGGCTCAGCGACTGCGCCTCTTCGCCCCACAGGATGTCATAGCCTTCCAGCGACTTGATCGATTCGCTGGTGTGAT